ATTTGATACGGTCCACAGTACCGGAATTATGGTTATACGATGTAAGATACTGTTTTATTTGCATATTGATTTCCTCCAATCGAAAAAGGACCCAGGATATCCCAGGCCCCTAAAGTTGTGACATTATAACCGTTGCGACGTCGCAACAGCTTAATCATTTGATTCTAACCCTTTCAGAATTTCTTTCAGCTTGTCAAAGCCAAACATAGCTGCATAGGCGACCATGAAGCCTACTGCAATTGCTCCCGTTATGTAATACCAGGTAACGGAGATATCCTTGACCGCACAGTACATGAAAAATGCTACAAGCGTTACGATCATGGATATGATGATGGCCAGCAAGGACGTGGGCAGATTGTTAAACGATCCCTTTAATACCTGGGTGATGATATTTACCAGGGCAACCAATACCGCTACTGCAGAGATGAGTGTTGCAATGTCAAAAAACTGTGTCATAATTTAAATTCCTCCTTTTTAGGTTCTGGATTGATAGGTTCTATGGGTCCAACCGGCTCCATTGGTTCCGGTGCGACTTCTGCTTTTGGTGCTTTGACCGGTTCGTGCTGCTGATATTGTGACTTATCCGGTTCCTTTGGTTTCTCCTGTTCCTGATCCTGCTCTCCCTCTAAAAACTCATCTATGCTTTCCTGCAACTCCGGGTCTTTTACATAATCCTTTATTTTCAGTTTAAGGAGTTTCTTAAAAATCCCAAGCCCTTTTACACCGGAATCTGTAAGGTTTTCGACAACTGAGAGCGCGTCCCTCAAAAACATGAGTATGTACACCATCTGGGTAAACCAGACAGCAATGCCTGATATAAGGGACATGTGATAAGCCAGTCCGCAGATAATAGTCATCACGCCAAAAATAATCAGCTTGTCGATGGTTCCCCGCAAAAAAGATGCACTGTTAATGGAATGGCTGAATACAGCTTTCCTCCATCCGCCTCCCTTACGCTTGATCGAGTACAGCTTAGACCACAAGTCCACAAGCATTGCCCCAAGGACTGCAAAAGCTCCGATTTTATATTCCGGCGCAGGCAGTATCCAACTATATAAAAATGCCCCAGCTGCGGAAATAGCAACCAGGACATGATTTTTAAATAACTGCCGGAGGTATTCAATTAAATTAAACATATCCATACTAAACGTTTATGCCTCCTTACTTTCATATTCTTTTCCAGTTATCTCCTGGTACTCAGCTGCCGTGATCCATTTATCTACTGCATTATCCACCCAGCTTAAGGGCCATAACTTTGCTTCATAAAAACCTTTTACCTTTTCAAACTTACTCATCAGCTACCTCCGTTTCAATTCCAGACATCATGGACAGATACTCTATCTGGGCATTAAGTTCCTTAATCTGCTTTTCTAAAGCAGTTTCCTTTGACTCAGTATATGTAATTTGGGGATTATCCGGATTGCTTACGTCAACCCCGTTTATCTGAGCGCCATCAGGCACCTCAGACTGCACAAAATTCATTTGGACCGGGACGGTTGTTTTCTCTCCGTATTCCACTCCATAAATTCTTCCGGTTTCATCAAATACGATAAATACTTTCATTTAAGCCTCCTAAGTTAAAAATTCGATTTTACTTACCCAAGCAGCACCACCACTGCAGTTAGTTGAAGATTCAAACCCAATAGCTACAAACGCTTGCTGGTCTACTGCCGATATATCAAATGTAAGCACATCATCAAGTGTTCCTGCCTGCTCTGTAACAGACAATGTTTTCAATGATTTCTTTGCTGTGCTTAAAATACTTACTGTACATTTGTAATAAATAAAAGATGATCCTTTATAAAATCCTGTCCCCCCAGTAATTCTAAGTGTATTAAAAGGTGTCATGTCAAAACTCTTATTATTTACAAATATAGTAGAGTAATAATGACTATCGTCGTCCCCCCCTGACATATAGGCATACAAGTCTATTCTTGAACCTATCGTCATTCCGTACTGTCTTGAATACTGTTGCACGCCGTTCAGCAGTACGCCTGAAAACGTGCCGCTTAAAAAGACACTTGGCCAGTAGCCAAATACGAATAATCAGTAGCTGTTCCAGTCAACTTACTTCCATTGACCCAAGCCGTGTACCCGCTTAGTATCTGTGCTGCAGCGGCTGTTGCAGAAGTCTGACTTGATAAGCTGTTACCTGTGACCTTTCCTGATCCATTATGATAGCCTGCCGGAACAGTATAACTGCCTCCCGCATTTAATGCCTGACTTACCGCTCCCTGGTTTGCCATAGAGCCAGTAAGTTTACTACCATTCACCCATGCAGTGTATCCACTTAAAATCTGCGCTGCTGCAGCTGTTCCACTGGTCTGACTGGATAAACTGTTTGCCGTTACGCTTCCTGAACCATTGTGATAACCGGTAGGAATCGTATAACTTCCACCGGCATTCAGTGCCTGGCTTACAGCGCCATTGTTTGCCATAGTACCAGGAAGTGGGTTTCCATCCTTATCAACGATCACTTTACCAGTTAACACATCAGGATCTTCAGCGGTTATCACATCAAGATCAGCGCCACTGCCACCTTTTAAAACAATACATTCTGCCAATCTTACACCCCCTTCATCTGAATCTGAAAGTCTACCGCTGGTTTTTTATTGTAACAATAAACCGTTACGCTTCCCACACCAGTAATTGCCCGATCTACGCAGGCATAAGCTTTGCTCTGCAGCTTCACATTTGCAGCCGTTATCCCGTCTGGCAGATACAGGCTTACTATTGGTTTATCATCTGCCGTTATGCCAGTCACACTGACCGTTTGAGTGTATGGAGCAGTGCTGCTCCAACTGGCAGTTGCCAGCGTTGCAGTCTTTACGGCTTCCAGCTTATTGATTTCTGTATTGGTTTCATTGATGTCATTGGCTCCGAATTTATCCCCAGTCTGAGTATAGGTTGTTGAGTCCGGCAGGCTGTAGGTGCCGTCCTCATTGGCGATTAAGCGGTACCGGCGCTGTCCATCAAACATGGCATCCTTATAATCTGTTTTTAAACTCATGTGAAAACACCTCCGTTCAGTGTAAATGATAAAGTCTTTCTGCCGTTGTAGCGGCTCTGTATATTGCTGTAAATCAACCGGCAGGCTTCCTCGATCCGGTTAAGCTCCTGCCAGTCGATGAAAAGCTGATTGTCGTAGAAGGTCTGGCGGCTACCTATCTTAAAGGCATAGGTCCCGGCGCAGATATAATCCAGGTTGGCTTCAAACCGGTTAATCTCATTCGCATAGAAACCATAGTCCTCATAGGTTTTGTCAGCTCCCATTTCTTCAAACGTAAAATCCGGCCAGAGCAGAAGCGCCTGTGACCGGATCTCATTTATGTTTCCCTTTATGCGGTTGTAGTCCTCTATGTTAAAAAAGTCCCCCTCTTTCCAGGTTGTTTTAGGAGTCTGCCACATTGCTCATATCCCTCCTTGCTTTGATGGTTCCGGACAACGCGCCATTGAATTTCAAAGTATGCTCATAGATCCGAAGCAGTAAATTCGATACATATTTATTTTCCAGGAATGCGATATCATTCCCGTCAATCCTGGGTTCTCCCCTGTAAGTCAATTCATATTCTCTGTCAGACTTCATATAATCCCCGATCCAGTCTAACAGATTTGCAGCATGGATCGTATCAGATACCAGCGGATTTTCCCATACCTCCTGGCTTCCGGTTGTATTAAGCTGCCGGCTCACCTTACTTTGACTGGCAGTGTATTCTCTTCCCTTCACAGTGACTTCAATGGTTCCTGTAACCCCTGTAATCTCCACCGTGGCAAAATAGCTGCTGCTGTCCAAAATTGCTGCTGTCTGCCCTTCCTCTGGATCCGTGAGGGAACAGGAAAGATCATAGGAGGGATTACTGAAATAAAAGGTATACTGATTGTCAGAGGCAGTTACAGAGATCGTTTCCTTGGCCAGTTCCTTTTCCTCCCCACTTGCGCTGTAGAGTGTCCGGACAATCTGTAAATCCTTCACCTTAGTAAGCTGTGTTCCTTTTGGGGTCTTAGTCAACTCATGACCATATTCAAAGATATAGTCCGTACTGTCACCGAACGTGATATTATTTAAGACCACCCGGTTATTCGGCTGCCCCTTAGTAAACTCCAGAACCAGCTTGTCAAACTCTTCGAATTCATGACTGATAATCGTTGTGTCAGTCAATTCGGTTATTTCATAATCTTCCACCACTGTCCCATCCTTAAAGGCATGGAAGATCATCTCAATTGGAACATTGCTGCCAAATTCCAGCGTCAATCCGAAACACTTAAATGACGCTTCCAGGGTGATTTCCACTGTAGGATTAACCGCAAAGGATCCGTCACTTCCTGCTACGGCCTCCGAAACATATCCAGTGTTTAAAAAGGTAGCTCCCTCTGACTGCTTTGGAAGAAAGTACTGGGTCGGTGCGGTACTTGTGTAATCCTGCCCGGTCATGGCGTAAGCCTTTTTAACCGTCTTATTCAGGGCTGCACCTGCATTGCTAAAATAAGTCTGGTTATCGGATCCGGCTGTCATATCCGGGATAAAACTGGATTTTAGAAAGATATTACCCTCTCTGTCCTGAGAAAGAATGCACCGGCCGGCATTGGCAATCAGCTGCAGGGCTTCCTTGTGCGCTACCGTAGGCATAGGATTTACCACCTTCACGGACTTTAAGTAACTGTCGATCCAGTAGGTACGCGCGTCAATCCCGGCATCGGAAAACACATCAACTGCCAGATCATATAAACTGATTCCGTCTGATCGGTACAGTCCTTTGTAATAAGTCCCGTCCATGAAGTCGAACCGGTCACTGGCTGAAAAGCTCATTTCCTCATCATCTGCAGACCATTCCTTTAACTGCACCGTTGCTCCCGGCAGCCACTCCACGGATCCATCATCGAGCTCCTGACTATATAGGATAGTTATGTCCTGACCGATCTCCAAGAAGTTCACAGAGCTTTCTTCATTTTCTATATCAAAGGTCCGATCCTTATTACTCACCGTCATGCTAAAGTCAATGGTGGGAAGTTCCTCCATGACCGGGCTGATATACTCCTTTTTCGTAGCGGAAAGAATCTTCTGGTTATCGAAATAGATACCAATTCCCATGATCAGCTTATGGATCCGGAACCGGCTCTGACCGTTTACCATGGCAGAGGGAGTAAACCGTAAAAAGGTCGCTCCCTCAAAAATTTCTTCTGTAACAAAATATCCGGCAGAGTTCCCAGTGATCTCCACCGTGTTATGATCGGATTCTATGATAAAATCCACCGGATAAGCCTTACCAAACTCCACGGTAAGCCCCTTGATATCATAGGCAACTGGGAACTGAATCTCTATCGACCCCAGAAGCTCCTCTGATACGATTCCCTGATTTAGCACCACATCCGCTCTCCTTCTGGGGAGAAAGTACATGCTGCCGTCCACTGATGTATAATCCTGATCGCAGCTGGCATAAAGCTCCTGAACCTCATAATTATCCAGAAGTCTTTTAAAACTGCTGTAATAGGTGTAGTTTTCCTGATTGGGAACATAGGCACTGGCCTGCGCTTCCTGGTTGATTAGACCGATGGTTACACGGATATAGGTCTGGTTTCGCAGGCTGTCTTTCATATGGTCTTTGTATTGCTGACTTGCACTCTGCATCAGTCGATCACCCCGCAGTCAACCAAATTCACCTTGCAATTAATATATTTTGTGGGAAAACCATCATCATCAACCATATACGGTTCTGCTGACCGATCTCCCGGATACATCTTAACTGTCCTCCACTGATTTGATACCATATCCGGAAATTTGACCACAACAAAAAACTGATCAAACTCCTGCAGCATGGAGGACCATGTTTCTGCATCTAAAATAGGCCAGACAAGAGAATCAAGCTTATTCTGGTCTCTTCCGATTTTCTGCCCTACAACCTCACCATTTGCATTTCTGGAAGATGATACGATTGTAGAAACAACAAAATTAAGCCCTCTCTTTGGCGATGGAAAAGCCTTTCCATTCACGTAAATTGTTGCCGCCATTTTTTATCCCTCTTTCAAAAAGCGCCCTGAGCATTCAGGACGCTTGTGTATTATACGGTTCTGGTTCTTCTTAAACTAAAGCCACTCCGCTTCTGCGTATTGGTCTGAACCGTGGCAAGTGTTCTACCATCAACTACTAAGTTAATATCTGATGAATCGCTTGATCCGGAGTCTTGAAAGGCTGTCATAACATTAGCGACCGCGACCGCAACTCCTTCTGATACGGCATCAACAATCTGATCGTTGTTTACAACCCCTGATTTACTTCCATATTTACCAATAAGTTCCGGTCCTGCTTCGTTCGCTATAAAGAGCTGACCTGCGTTTAACATTCCGCCATCTGCCAGCGCGGGTATGTGTGGTATTGTAAAAAGTTGAACGTCAAATGCCGGGAAAACTTCTATTCCGCCAATCTCCAAGCCATCAAATGATACATAAAACTTATCATTCAGCCAATCAATGAGTTTGTTAAACTGTTCTCGAGCTGCATTGACTGCTGCTTTAAATATATCTCTAAAAGCATCAGGTACTCTTGCCATCATATCTGTCCATTGCTTAAGAGTGAACCAAGGAGATACATCATTGGTCCACCAATTTCCAAGATCGGTTTTCCAGACTTCAACTGTATCATTCCATTTAGTTTTTAAACTACTTTTCACGCTGTCATACAAGTCAAGCCATTTTTTCAATGTAAACCACGGGCTTACATCAACGTCCCACCAGTCTGTTAAATTAGTCCTCCATTCATCCGAAGTCTCGGTCCACTTTTGCTTTAGCTGTGTTTTTATAGATTCGTATAAATCACTCCATTTCTGAATGGTAAACCAAGGAGAAACATTTTTATTCCACCAAGAGTCAATATCTGTTTTCCAGACGCCTACCGTACTATCCCAGGTACTCTTTAATTCTTCTTTGATGGTTTTATATAGTTCACTCCATTTTTGAGCAGTAAACCAGGGGGATACATTTTCTCCCCACCAACTGGACACGTCCGCCGACCACTGGGACACCGTACTATCCCACGTATTCTTAAGACTGGTTTTTATACCCTCATAAACCGAATTCCATTTATCCCTGGTAAACCAAGGAGAGACCTTGTCATCCCACCAGTTTTGGATATCGGAACCCCATACACCTACGGTTTCATCCCATTTTTTCTTCAAGCTGGTTTTTAGCGGATCATACAGACTGTTCCATTTTTCCGCAGTAAACCAAGGGGCTACGTTTGTATTATACCAAATTTCAACCCCATCCCACTTTTGAGAGCACCAGACTTTGAATTTATTAAAAACTTCTGTCCAAAATTCCGTGGCCGCCATTTGCTGTCCAAATCTCGACATGGTATTGTTAGCAGATTTTTTTATAGTATCTTCGTCTGGAGAGAAAAACTTTTTCCAAAATTCCGTAGCATTTGCCTGCTGTCCAAATCTCGACATAATGTTACTTGCCGATTTATCCAGTGTTTCTTGGTCTGGGTTAAAAAGCTCATTCAATTTGGTTTTTATGTATTCAAATTGCTTTACATAGGCATTGTCATTCAAATAGGCATCTGTCGCCTCTGCCTGCTGAGCGTATCTATTTCCCATACCCCACTTATTTTTCTTTGTAGACTCTTCTTTGTTCTCCTCCCATTCAGCCTGTACTTTTACCGGATTTTCTTTGTACTCTTTTAATTTATCTAACGCAGTAATGTAAGCCGCGACTGTGCCGCCTATAATAGCCAGTGTAAGAGTTATTCCGAATGATGGCGTGGCAATAAATAAAAATAGTTTATCCAGAAATTTCAGCAGATTATCCGCCCCCTTAAATCCTGTCCACACAAGCTTCAATGCCCCCAAACTAGTAGCAATAAGACCAATTCCGTACCCAATGCTTTCTGCTTGGTCCGGATCTATTTTTTTGAGAGCTGTTGCAATTCCGTTTAGTCCTCCTGGTATAATGGTATTGATAAAACTTGCCCCTACGCCTAGCAGATCCCGAAAGAACTTTATAAGTCCAGTTCCAACGTTCTCAGCAAACGGTTCCAAGGCCTTCCAGAAATTTTTCAGTGCGCCATTAATAGACTGCCAATCTACCTTTAGCAAAAAATCATTAATAGCATCTGCAAACATAGGAATTCCGGTCCCAAGCGTCCATTTTCCCAACGGCACTAAAAATTCATTATAAAAATCTTTTAGCCCCGTCCATACGAAAGTCCCTAGTTTTGCAAAACCTTCGTCCCATAATCGCCGTAACGCTTCTCTGGTAGGTTCTGCCACCGTTTTAATTGCTTCCAGTAAATCCTTTATCCTCTGTGCTGCTTCCTCAATTGCTGGGTTGACCGTAACATCCGAAAGCAGTTCTCCACTCATGCTGCCAAAGTCAAGAGAAGAATCACTCCCTGTCCCGCTTTCACTCCCGGAAGAATCATCTGCGTTCAATACGTTCAGTTCGTCAATCCCCAAGCTGTAGTCTTTCAGCTTTTTTGCAGAGTCAGCTGCATCACTTAAGTTGTCAGCCACCGTCCCGGAGGATCCCGCCGCGTCTGACAGAGCATCACTGCTTCCACCTGCGTCTCCAAATAAAGCAACAGTAAACGCCTTAAAATAACTTGCAAGCGTCTGCAGTTTTGCAAGTACTGTATTAATCACCTGTATCACAGGGGTAAATGCATTAATAAGCCCCTGACCGATTGTTGCTTTCAGGGATTGAAACTGTAATTGCAAGACCCTGACCTGATTGGCCCAACTCTTTGAGGTCCTTGCAAAATCCCCGGAGGCGTCTGACAAAGAACTCATAACGAACCGATACCGGAGCATTACTTTTTCCTGCTCCGTCATTTTTGCCGTTGTTTTACCAAAGCCATTATTTAAAGCATACTGATCAAGTGCCGTTTGGGTCATGACAACGCCGAGTTCTTTCAAGCTTTCAGTCTCACCTGTAAAAATACTCTTTAGCTTTGTGTAGGCTTCGTCTGTAGAAAGATTATAAAAGGACGCTACGTCCCCGGTAAGTCCTGTAATGGCAGCCGACATTTGATACCCGGCTTCTCCTGTAACTCCAAAAGA